TATATTTTTCTTGATTTTGAAACGGGAACAACAATAGATAATTCATATGCAGTAACTGGCGTTAAACATCATATAACACCAGGAAGTTTTAAAACTTCTCTTTCGCTTAGTTATGGTGATGTTTACGGAAAATATGAAGGATATGCAGATTTAGTCGAAAAAGCAATTACTACTCTTGCAGACAACAAGCGAGATATTCTTAAAAAAGAAAATCCTGATAATAATATCACAGCAAAAAATGAAGCTGAAAGTGTAAAAAATAACTTGCGCCAACAAAGTTTGACTAGTACAGGAGAAGCTATTTCGACCGAAAGCTCAAGTCAAAGTAGTGATGAAGAAAATGCAGAATCGTACAAAGATCGACTAAAAAAAATGAAGAGAAGAGATCTTTTTAATTTGGCCTCTGACTTAGAGGACAAGTCTGAAACAGAAGAGAATACAAGAAAACTTAGATTAGTAATTGATGAGATCCAAGATCGCGAGCTCGGGGAAGATGCTAATTTAGATGATGACGATGAAACAAGAGAAGGTCCTTTTGCTGCGAGAACTCCGGAACAAGCAGAAATAGATGCAGAAGAAGAAGCAGAATCTGTGAGACGTGAAGAAAAGCGTGCAAGAGAAGAAGCAGCAGCCGATGCAGCAGCCGATGCAGCAGCCGATGCTGAAGACGATGCTGAAGACGATGCTGAAGACGATGCTGAAGACGATGATTTCGAGGATGACGACGATGATTTCGAGGATGACCCAAATTTTATAGATATTCCAGAGTCTCAAGCTTTTGTTGTAACTGCAAATGTTGACGCTAACGACGAAGACAAGTCTGCCAGAGTTAGAGAAAGTACAACTATAAGTCCTTCAGGTGTTGAAGGTTTTCCTGAGTGGTTATATAAGTCTTCTCCAGTCGCTGTCAAGGACATTGACATAAGAGAAAACGATATAGTTAGACAGCACTTTATAAGTTTACATAAATTGTTTGGAACTAACTTTTCAAATTCTGTTAGTAATACAGAAAAAATATTTAATTTTTCTGCTATAGGCAATATTCGCATAAATAAACTTAACAACAAGCTTTATATTTTTAGTCAAGATCAACTGGCACAAGGTTACGTTAAACTCTTTTACGACTCAAGATTGCAAAGGTATGCAAAAAAAGATTTAGTTGAGTATTTAAATTTGAAAAGTCTTCTTGACAATCATTTTTCAAATATCTATGATGATTCACTTCATGCTCACTATTTACTTGAAAACGAACTTGACGAAGAAATTGCGTTTCAATTTCCAAAACTAACTACACTTTCATTAAAAGTGAGCAAGTCAAACGCAGGTGCAGACAAAGAGTTTAAGTATATGAGGACAGCAAATGTAAATCGAAAATACAGCAAAAATCTTAAGCAAGAATTTACGAATGTTTCAAAAGCTAGTAATTTATTAAATATTGTAACTGACGATATAAAAATTTACAGAAAAGGTATAGCTAAGAGCAAAATAGAACATATACAAACTTATTACATTGACTTTTTAAAGAAACCTGCAAAAAATAATTATTTTGAAACGCAATACATTTCTACAGCCAAAAAAATCTATGATCAATATTTAAAAAATATATATAAAACAAAAACAAATAAGAGTATTGAATATCATGAAATTTCGTATAACTGTCTTTGTTTTATCTTGGAAATAGGTGGTGCAGACTATCGTTTTATATACAAAGTCAATAAAGGCAATAAAAATTATAAACTATGCATACAATTAGGACATACTATTGATGTAAATTCAAATAAGATTATAAATACATCACAATCGTTATTTATCGAAAACGACTTTTCAGCAAAAGACAGCGTTTTAAGCAACATATCAAAAGACAATTTAATATATAGTGACTATGATGAATTCGTAGGACCTTCGAACCCGAATAGTCAAGTTACTTTTTATTTGTGTGATTTAAATTTTGAAAATAAAGTTAGTATTATGTCAATAGCTGCAGGTGAAAACGAATCACCTGAGACTATTCTTAATAAGTTTGTTAATACTCCTTATTTTAACCCTATCCTTAATTTAGCAAGAATTCCTTTTATTGTTAAAAACTTAAACTTTATTACAAGCATTGCAACAAAAGATCGACATTTTAGTTTAAAAGACAGTTATAATAATTTATCGCTAAAATTAAGTAATAGTACATATTTTCAAAAAGACTCTGAAACGTTGTATCTCTTTACAACAACTAATCCTTCAAATACAAACATAACTAATCAATTATTTGAATGTGATAGTTTAAATCCTTTAATAGGCGATTATATGGTAGTGCCAAAAGCAATAAGGTTCAAAAAAATAAACAAAAATCGATTTGCGTATATTAGAAATTCTTTAGATACTGTCAATACTGCTCAAGTCTTAGTAAATGATATTATGGATGGAAAGTTTGATGACTTATTGTAACTTAAAAGTGTAAAATAAAAAATTTTTATATATTATTTATATATGAAGAGTTTACAAGAAGTTTATAATACTAAAAAAGATAACTTTAATAAGTTTTACAATTTTTTAGGAAAAGAAGATAATAAAAACATAAGAGCACATGACTTGTTTTTAGATGTGCTTCCTGATCATTTTCAAGAAAGCTATTTAAATAAAAGAAAAAAAGAAATAGATGAAGCAGAAAAACTGGACTGTAAAGTCAATTTTAATAAAAACTTGATCTTATATAAAAAATTACTTAATTCACTATGCAATTGTAAAACTAATAATTTAACTATAAAAGCTTTTAGTGAACTAGAAAACAATAAAACAATTTTAAGTAATTTAAAAAAGTTTAAAAGTTTTAATGGCTTTGCAAAAATACCTGAATATGATTTGTTTAGCAATGTAACAGGTCGTGTAGTAATTAAAGACGGACCGAATATATTAACTTTACCAAAAAGAAATAGAAGTATTTTAGAAAGTTCTTTTAAAGAAGAAGGAGATGTAATAAGCATTGACTTTCTTACGTTAGAACCACGTATAATACTAGGTATATTAGGTAAAAATAAAGGTGAAGATATATATGAGAGCTTAAACGAAGAACTAGGCCTTAATTTAGATAGATCAATAATAAAAAGAGCCATAATATCAGTTATATACGGTTCATCTTCGCAAAGCATTCAAGGAATTAGCGATATAAAGTCTAAAGAACTTTTTAATTGCATTATTGAATATTTTGAGTTAGATAAAATATACGAAAAAGCTTTAAATATTGATGAGTTTGGTATAAGAAGAAACTATTTTGGACGTCCTCTTTGGAACTTAGAAGAAGAAAGAAGAAATATATTAATTAATAATTACGTTCAAAGCTCTGCTGTAGATTTGTCTCTAACGTATTTTAGTAAAATAGTTAATATTTTTAATTCTGATTTCATTAGGCCTTTGTTTATATTACATGATGCCTTAATTCTTGATGTCAAAAACAGTGAAAAAGAAAAGTTATCTTCGATTATAAGCGAAGGTTATGTAGATAAAAAATTAGGAAAATTTCCAGTGACAGTTGACATATTTAATAAAAACATTAAGGAGTCATAAAATGAACGAAAAACAGAGTATGTTACATCACGTTGCAGCAAGATACATATCAGGATTAGATGTAGAAATTAAAATCAATGGCAATGAATTACAGCTAGAATCTTTAAAAAATCTATTGGACACTTCAAAAAGTCTTAAAGAAGAACTTGACAGAAGCAATCCAGATATAGAAAAAGTTTCTAACCTCGTCAAATTAAAAAAAGAACACACTTTAAGATTTCAAAATTTAACTGGTGTAGAATGGCACCTTTAAGGAAAAAATGTACAAACAACGAGAAGTAGAAGTTTTATGGGAAAAATATACAAATCTCATTAGCAAGGTTAATGATGAAAATATTGAAAAGCTTTTGTCAGATCACGATCAAAGAATTCTAATGTCTTCTTTTTCGCAAAGAGAAAAAGAACCTTTTTGTGGAATAGCCGGATTAGTGGAATACAGTTTAGAACTGGCTAAAGCTGCAAATAATATTTGTAAAGCATTAAATTATGATCTAAACCCAATAAATATTATTAAATGCTCTTTGTTATCTATATTAGGACGTGTAGGTACTCTAAATCAAGACAGATATGTTGAATGCACTTCAGATTGGCATAAAGAGAAACTAGGTCAATACTACGATTGGAATGAAAGCTGTCCTAAATATCAAGTTAACGATATGACGCTTTTTATTTTGCAAAGGTATAATATTACTTTAAGCTGGGATGAGTGGGAAGCTTTGTCTCTTGTAAAAGATATGACATCTGAAGATAATAAGTTTTATAATATGCACAAATCAAGATTGTCACTTGTCATGCAAATGGCACATGAATCTGTAATGAAAGATGAAAGAGATAAAATTTTAGGGATATATAATGTGCCTTTTTGATAAATATATAGTATATTAAAGAGGAATATTTATGAGTGATATTTACAATAAAGTATTAGAAGCGTTAGTAAAAGAAATTAGTGTTGCTGGTGCTGTAGGCGCTGTAGTTACTCCAATGGGTTCTGGCCCAAAAGCAGGTTCACAAGGAAAGAAAATCTATAAAAAGTCTACAGCTACAGACAAAAAACACAGATCGAAAAGTCCGAAGAAAAAGACATATACAAAATCTGTGCAATGGTATCTTAAACACGGTGGAGAAAAAAGTAGAAAAAGATCACTAAAAGAAAACTATTCTTTCTTATTTGAAGCAAAAAAAACGCCACAATTAGAAAATCTTTCTAAAGCTCAGCTTTTAGCTTTTATAGAACACATGTTAGGAAATGCTGTCGAAGGTTACCAAATAAGTATGACAGAAAAGTTTAGTGGCCAACACGTTTCAGTTTTAGTAGGTCCGGACGAATATTATACAGACGAAAAGACAAATGAAACTATAAACAAAGGACCACAAGTTTTTATTGCGACAAAAAGAAAATTTGATCAAATAAAAGCTAAAAGGCTAGAAAAAGGTTTATCTGCAACTAATACTGATGTTATGAAAACAACGTATAAAGAAATTTATACATATGATGAGTTTAAAAAAGAAAAAAGACGTCTTCCGTCGAGAACAAGATACAGTTATTTTATATTTTTAAATCGATCAGGAGCGTCACGTAGCATTTATAATGCGTTTAAATATTCTTACCCACATAAAATGTCAAAAGGAACTTATAAATATTTTGGTGTTGAATCACTCAAGTCAGACGATAGAAAAGGTGATTATATATCCTATAGTATACCAGGAAGAAAAGAATATGCAGTTGTATACTCAGGAGATTTTACAGAATCTGATGCTAAAAAAATGACAAGTCAAAAATACAATATTTACTTTATGGGGCCAGAACAAGCTAAAAGATTTCCTGAAATAACTCAGGAATTTGTTGATATTCTTTCTTCTTTGAAACAACAAATTCAAAGTCATTCGTCTGGAACTTTTAAACAGTTTGTTTTAGATAATATAAAACCACAGTTAACTGGATTGCTTATGACTTCTTTGAGCGGGTCTTTAATTGCACCCGACTCTCCTTTTGAAGGACTTTTTGTTTCCATTAAAGACCAAATAGGATTTAAAATACCGAATCCATCGTACGGAGACTTACAGCGAATTCAAAGTCCGTTTGCATCATCATTTGAATATGGATCTATTGATTTAAGATCAGCTTCACAAAGTTTGTTTGAAGTTGCCGAAGCAATAAAGCTACAAGATGTAACTTTAGACGCAAGTGATCAAATAAGAAAAAACTCATCAGGATATAATACTTTAAACTACATAGTAACACTTGGAAACTTAAACCTTAGACCTAACTTAAGAGTCTTCTTTTCACCTGAAAGTTTTTATGAATTTACAAGTGACATTGTTGATTTATTAAATAATCCAAGTAAAAGTTTAGCTTCAAAGATAATGAAAACAATGTTAGCTGCTGTTAGGAATAAAAGAGCATGGAGAGTTGTTAGATCTAGTGATAACTACAATAACGAAAATATTGCAACTATAACTCAAGCATTTAAAAACTTATGTACTAAAATAGAAGAAATTAAAAGACTTAAAGCTGAAAAGAGAGCTGAAGAAAAAGCTGAAAAGCTTCGACAGAAAAATATATAAAAATAATTTAATTTGATGTGTAAATATTAAAATTATATTATATTATACGATCACAATTGGTGATCACAAAACAAATTAAAAACTAACCAATTAAAAATTAAACAAATACAAAATGAAAGGTAATTATTAATATGGCTATTGATCTAGCAGCAATTCGCAAGAAACTTGGACAACTAAGTGGTCAAAACTCGAAGAAAAACACAATGTGGCGACCAGAAGAAGGTTCCGAAACAACAGTTCGCTTGCTTGCATATCCTAATAACGACGGTCAACCATTTAAAGAGTTAATGTTTTATTATAACATTGGCAACAAC